ATCAGGCGATCCGCGCGGTGCTCGACGCCTACGGCAAGGGCGGCCTGCGCGAATGGCTCTTTGTCGACACCGCCAAGGCGACCGCCGAGGGCAAGGCGACGATTGGTGTGGCGACCAACCCGTCCGAGCTGATCGACGCGCTCCAGTTCTGGGGCTCGGTGCAGGGCCAGATGCTGCTTGACTGGGGCATGGGCGAGGACGAGATCCAAGACCCGCTGCTCGAGTATCCGGTCGAGGCATGGCTCATCGGCGGCTGGATCATCAAGGCCGCGATCAATCCCGACCCGCTCGGCCGCAAGCCCTACTACAAGGCGTCGTACGAAGAGGTCCCGGGCGCGTTCTGGGGCAACAGCGTCGCCGATCTGTGCCGCGACACGCAGGGCATCTGCAATGCCGCCGCGCGCGCACTGGTGAACAATATGGGGCTCGCGAGCGGGCCGCAGGTCGTCTACAACGTCGATCGGCTGCCCGAGGGCGAGAAGATCACGCAGATGTATCCCTGGAAAATCTGGCAGGTCACGAGCGACCCGCTCTCCGGCACGCAGCCGCCGATGCAGTTCTTCCAGCCGCAGTCGCTCTCCCAAGAGCTGATGATGGTCTACAACCAGTTCTCGCAGCTGGCGGACGAATACACCGGCATCCCGCGCTACATGACGGGCGACTCGCCATCGGGCGGCGCCGGCCGCACGGCCTCCGGCATGTCGATGCTGATGGGGAACGCGGGCAAGTCGATCAAGCAGGTCATCGGCAACATCGACGACAGGGTTGTCGAGCTGGCGATCGACCGCCTGTACTACTACAACATGCGCTACTCCGACGACGCCGACCTCAAGGGCGCGGTGAATGTCGTCGCGCGCGGCGCCACGGCGCTCATGCAGAAGGACGCGGCACAGCAGAAGCAGAGCCAGTTCCTGCAGGTCGCGCTCGGCAACCAGATGGTGCAGGACGTGGTCGGCAAGGAAGGCATCGCGCAGATGATTCGCGGCGCGGTGAAGACGCTCGACATGGACGCCGACGAGATCGTGGCTCCCTTGCCGATCCTCAAGCAGCGCTGGGCGCAGGAGCAGCAGGCCGCGATGGCGCAGCAGCAGAAGCTATCGCAGCAGCAGTTCGCGCAGCAGTTCCTGCTCAAGCACGGTGTGCTGCTGCCGGGGCAGGCGCCGCTCGTGCCGCAGGAGATGCAGCAGATCATGACCGGCCAGATGAGCCCGATGCCGCAGCTCCCCGGTGCGCCAACGCCGCAAGGGCAGCCCGGACAGGGCGGTGCTCCTGGTCCGCGACCTGGACCCGGTGCGCAGCTGGGAAGCGGGCATCCGGTGACGAACAACTTCGGAGCGGGCCGTGGGTGAGCAGATTCGGGAGCTGCAGCAGCTGGGGTTCCAGCTCGACGAGATATGCCGAATCCTCAACATCGGCTATCCGCCGGAGGCTGAACGGTTTGTCACCGCGGCGTTTGGCGGTGAGCTGGTGATCGTCGATCGAAATCCCTCTTCGCAAACGGATTGACATTTGTTAGCATGTACGCAGCAAGTAGTTAGCACGTACACATACATACGTTAGGAGTACGAGATGGCAAAGAGTGTCGGCAATTCGATGGCCTCGATGCAGCAAGGCCGCAGCGGTGAGATCGGCCAAGTGAGCCGCGGTGGCGAATCGGCTGCCAGCACGCCGTCGAGCTCCAGCTCGATCTCGAGCAAGTTTCATGAGCGTCCCGGTGGCGGCGAAATCAGCCAGATCACCAACAAGGGCGAAGGGATGATGAAGGGATGAAGCGCGTTGTCTCGCCGCACACGTATGCGGCGTACTCGCGACTGCGGGCAGCAGAGTTCACGCACCTCGTGACACACCTTCGGGAGTCGCGGGACGACGCGGTGGGACGGCTCAAACAGGCGCGAACGATGGACGACGTCGCACGAGCGCAGGCCGAGGTGGAAGTGCTCGAGAAGATTTTGCAGTACGTGGACGAGGGCGAAGACCTCGCCCGCAAGTTGGCCAAGTAGTACCCGCGTTGCGCGGCCGACCGTTAAGCCGGGGCCAAGCAGCACACACCTAACAAATTTGATCCGCAGACCGTAAAGCTGCGGGCGCTGACCGTAAAGACGGAGCGCCCAAACCAAGTCGGAGCGGGGGAGCAGAAACATGGCATTGCCGCGCGCAATTCAGGAACAAGCCGATGCAGCCGACGCCGTCATGGCCCAGTTCGCTCAGACCGGAAACCCCGCAGTGGACCCGGAGACTGGTGAGCCGATCCAGACCGCACCCCCGGCACCGCAAGCGCCGCCCAAGCCTGAAGCAGCAGTAACGCCGCCAGCGCCTGCACCGCAGGAGCCGAGTGAGCCCAAGTGGGAGCAGAAGTACCACACCCTCAAGGGCATGTTCGACGCAGAAGTCCCGCGCCTGAACGACGCCGTCCGACAGCTTCAGCAGCAGCTCAACGCGATCGCCGCGGAGAACCAGCAGCTGAAAACTGCCGCGCCGGCCCCGGCACCCGCAGCGCCGACGCCGCTTGTTACCGACCAAGACCGAGAGAGTTTCGGAGCTGATCTTGTCGGCCTCATCGAGCGCGCTACGACTCAAGCCACGACCCAGGTGCGAACCGAACTCGGTGGCGAGATCCAGCGGCTCAAGGCCGAGAACACGCAGCTCAAGTCGCAGGTGGGGAGCGTTTCGCAGCAAACAGCCGCCAATACGCACGATTCGTTTATCGAGCGGCTTGGACAGCGGGTGCCGAATCTGGCGACGGTCAACGTCGACCCCGGCTTCCTCTCGTGGCTGCAGCAGGTGGACCCGATTTACGGCATCCCGCGCCAGATGGCACTGGACAACGCCGCGAGCAAGTTCGACGTGATCCGCGCAGCGGCGATCTTCGATGCCTACCTCGCAACGGTGACACCTCCTGCTCCGAACGTTAGCAACACCCCCCCGGCAAACGAACTCGAGCGTCAGGTCACTCCGCCTCGGAGCCGTAACACCCCTCCGCCGCCGCAGGAAGTGAAGCGTGCCTGGACTTCAGCAGGCATCAATCAGTTCTACGCAGACGTGCGACGTGGGGTCTACACGGAAGAACAGGCGGCGCAGCTCGAAGCAGAAATCTACGCCGCTGCAGCCGAGGGACGCGTCCAAGGATGACGCACACGGTCGTGGCGGCATGAACCCAACTCTTGTTAGGAGCATGTCATGTCCACGATCACTCCCGGCGCAGTCTATCCGATCAATGCCGGCGGATTTAACACCCCGGCAGGTCAGGTCGCTTACGGCGGCACGGCCTATTCCGGCACCTTCATCCCGGCCCTCTGGTCGGGCAAGCTCGCGCAGAAATTCTATGCGGCCACCGTGTTCGGCGAAATCGCCAACACGGACTGGCAGGGCGACATCTCGGGCATGGGTGACACGGTCATCATCAACACGATCCCGACGATCAACATCTACAACTACTCGGTTGGTCAGAACCTGAACTACGACGTGCCGACGCCGTCGACGATCACGCTTCAGATCAACAAGGGCAAGTACTTCGGCGTGAACGTGAACAACGTTCTCGAGTATCAGGCCAAGCCGAAGCTCATGGACATGTTCACGAACGACGCGTCCATGCAGATGAAGATGAACATCGACAAGGACGTGCTGCTCGGCACGTACAACGGTGGCGCTGCGACCAACATGGGCGCGACGGCCGGCAAGGTGTCGGGTTCGTTCAACCTCGGCACGGACACCGCGCCGATCGCCCTCACGCCGGCGAACATCCTGTCGTACATCACGTCGCTCAGCTCGGTGCTCGACGAAGCGAACGTTCCGGAAACGGACCGCTGGCTCGTCATCACGCCGGTCGAGCGTCAGATCCTGATGCAGTCGAACCTCGCGCAAGCGCAGTTCATGGGCGACGGCAGCTCGATCATGCGCAACGGCAAGATCGGCGTCATCGACCGCTTCACGGTCTATGTGTCGAACCTCACGCCGCGCGCGGCTGCTGCCCAGAACTTCTCGGGCGGTGCGCAGGGCGGTGCGCTCAAGCGCCACTCGATCGTCGCCGGTCACAAGTCGGGCATCTCGTTCGCCTCGCAGATCGCGAAAGTCGAGAGCTTGCAAAACCCGAATGATTTCGGAAACTTGGTTCGTGGCCTGAATGTGTATGGCTACGGCGTGACGCAGCCGGACGCGCTCGCGCTGCTCCTCGCAGCGAACTAAGCAGGCGGGGGCGGCGCAAGCCGCCTCTCCACGAAACTTCTGGAGAGAAGCATGAGCTCGGAAAATGGGTTGGTGATCCTCGGTGAATGGGATCAAGTCGCGAAGGCGAATATGACGGGCGAGTATGCGTCCGGCTTGACGGGGGCGGGTACGACGAACGCTGATGCGCTGCCGATGCCGGCTGGCATCAATGTGTTCTCGACCGTTGCCGCGAACGCGGGTGCGATCCTCAAGAACGAGGGTGCCGCGCGCAAGGTCGTTGCTGTCGTGGCGCCGGCTGTTGGACCGCTGAAGGTCTATCCGCCGGTGGGCGGCACGATGGATGGAGCGGCGGGTTTCCGCTCGATCGCTGTGGGTAAGAGCGCGATGTTCTTCACGGCGGACGGCATGAACTGGATTTCGATCCTGTCGGCGTAATACCCCGGGGGCTTCGGCCCCCACACAACTTGCGAAGCCGAGATGGCCACGATCACTGGAAAGCAGATCATCGACAAGGCAGCCATACAGCTGCTCGATAACGCGAACACCCGGTGGACTCGCGCGGAGCTGCTCGGCTGGCTGAACGACGCACAGCGCGCGATCGTCATCGTGCAACCGACCTCGACCAGCACGACGGTCCCCATGAAGCTCGCGGCGGGCACGCGCCAAGCGCTGCCAGCAGACGCGCACCTCCTGCTCGACGTCTATCGCAACATGGGGAACGACGGCAACAAGCCGGGGCGTGTGGTGCGCGTTGTCTCGCGCCAACTGCTTGACGCGCATATGCCGACATGGCACTCCTCGAAGAAAGACGCGGTCACGCAGAACTACGTCTACGACGTGCAGGACCAGCTCGCCTTCTACGTCTACCCGCCGGCTGATGGCCTGAATTACCTCGAGATCAACTACTCGAAGATCCCGGCGGCGCTGGTCGACGAGAACAGCACGCTCGCGCTGACCGACGTGTATGGCCCCGCGGTCCTCGACTACGTTCTCTTCCGCGCC